ACAAGGAAGGCTCTCGCCCAAGATCCTGCTGCTGTCTTTAGTTCATTCATTAGATGCTCCTAACATAGGTACTTGAAAAAAAGCCCCATCATCGTCAGCTTCTTTCGCAAACGAGATGTGACAGTGGTGGTTGTGTTTGTTAGCCCCTGTGTATTCTCGCCATGCCCAATTCTTTTTTGATGAGGCGATACGACCATCAAAGATAATGTAGGTAATGCGCTTTTCTTTTTTAGACTTGCATAAGAGACGAATCTGATCTGCAATATCTGGCATGAGATCTGGCTTGGACTTACCACTGACATCACGATCAACATCGATGGCACGAACCCAGCCATTAGCATCGGGATTATGATCGCTAGGGCGAGCTGCGTGTCGGGTATCACCGATCCAGCCATCCGATGTGCGGTCACGATCTGAGAATGTGTCATCAAACTGTTCCCTTAATTGGATTGCTGCCTTAGATAATTTGGGCTTCATTTACAACCCAATCTAATAAATCTTCAGACCAGTAGTAATCACCTTGTGGCTTTGGCTTTGGTGCTTCCCATGTCAAACCATTAAGAGTCCAAGACTCAAAAGGCTTTGGCGCATGAAAGCCAAGTCCTTCAACATAAGTCCAGCCAATACCTGCAAAGTTATCTTCAGTCGTTTCAACCCATCGACCACCAAGATTATCTATTAGCCATGAGTAACCTTTATCAGCTTCATTATCGTCACCAATAGTTACTTGTAATACTTTGTTATCGTTATCTAATTGAGTCCAGTAAGCCATTATGCAGTCCTTTGGAATGTGCCATTAGAGGTAAATGTGTGGATTGTGTTTCCACCTGATGTAGTAACTGTGCCACCTGTTGCAGTCATTGCACCAGTTGTGTATTTAACGATCACTACACCACCGCTACCAGCACCGCCATTTGCGTTCCAACCACCATCGCCACCAATACCGCGATTAGCTGTAGGCGTTGCTGGAACTGTTCCGTTACCAGCACGACCATTACCCCAGCCACCTTCGCCATAAGTAATTGCAGAACCTGAAATTGAGTTTGATACGCCAACACCGCCAACAGTTGCGGATGCTCCACCAACTCCACCAGCACCGCCACCGCCGTTACCAGAACCGCCTGCAATACCTGTACCACCTGCATAACCTTCAACAGGGGAATAAGATCCTGCATTACCAGCACCGCCAGTTGGATAAGGCGTTGCACCTGAACCTCCAGCACCACCGCCTGAACCACCAGACAAACCATTATTTCCAGAACCAGGATTTACAGCACAGCCACCACCGCCACCACCTGTCGCAGATGTTGCAGCATAAGATGAATTAGTGCCATTAGTACCATTAGCAGTTGCACCACCCGCACCGCCTGCACCAACAGTTATAGCATAAGAACCAATGGCTGTAGCTTGACCAGTGAAATATCTATAACCACCAGCACCACCACCACCACCAATAATTCCACCACCATTTACACCGCCACCACCTGCGCCACCTGCGACAATTAGCAAGTCAATATTTACAGCAGCAGCAGCACCGCTAGATGCAATGATTCCAATTAAAGGACTAAACATTATGCAATGCCACCTACTACGATCCAAGAATCAGCAGCAATCTTGATGCATGCTGCTGACTTATAACGAGCAAGAACTGGTTGTGCAAGGGTTGCACCTGCACTTACTACAGTTGTAGTACCAGATGTGACTGCGTTAATCGTAGTAACTCCTGCGCCCTTTTGATAGACAAGCAAAGTTGTACCAGTAGGAAAGTTATAAGTGGCATCGGTAGGAATGCGGAAAGTGTTAGCCGATGCATTGTCCATTGTGACAATGGCGTTAAGACCATCTGCCTTTACCGCTGTGTAAGTAGTGCCTGTTTGTGCATTAAGAGTAAGACCTGCAAAAGATGCATCAACAGAGTCACCTAGTGTTTCAATGGCTGTTGCGCCATTCTTTACTAGGTCGCTGGATGTAGGAACAGTCCAGCCAAAGTTAGGAGTTGTAGTTGCCATTAGGTTAGTGCTCCAGTCGCGTTAGTCCAGGTAAGTGTAGCATTTACGCCAGTCCAGATTAGTGAGGCTGGCAATATTGTTTCCCATTGTGTAGTAGATAGTGAGAAGTCTGTAGCTGAGACATAAAGGGTTATGTCCACATAAGTAGGTGTGGCGTTAAGTGCCACATTCTCAACAAAGCCATCGAATGTGCCATCTAGAAGATTGCTAGGTAGATTGTTGATAAGCACAGGCTGACCAAAGAATATTCCGATCAGGCTATCAAGCATCGCGCTAGGCATGTCTGGATTGTCTAGGCGAAAGCGGATCGCTCCTAGTGAGCCTCTAGGGTTCTTGCGTAGGTTTAATTCTCTAGAGGCAATATCAGTGATGTCTGCAAGATTCTTGATGTTTGATTCAGCCGACTTCTCAAAGAGTCCGTAAGAGGCTATAGAGTCGGTATCAGAGGTACTGTAGGTCGATGCGTAGCCAGCAGCATATTTATAGATCAGACTGTTACGGATACGAGCGATCTGAGTCTGAGACTGGATACTGCTAGGAGTTGCATAAGAGCCGTCAAGATTAGTAAAGCCGTTGGCAGCCAAATAGTTAGAGCGATGGTCGGCATCGTCATAAGAAACATCGCCATCCTTCTCCTCATAGATTTGACCTAATGCGCTTGTCGCTATCTGATCTACTAGGGTCTGTGATTTAGCAGTGGCACTAGCTGCAAGGTTAATCATTGTGTAGAAGCCTGTGTCAATAGTGCCAATGTAAGACTCAGCATCTGCCCATGTCACTGTTGCAGGATAGGTATCCCATGTGACAGTTGGAGTTACTTCTGCCCATGAAAGGTTAAGAGCACTACCTAGAATCTCTGCAATCTGTGCGCCATCTAGGGCTTCTGCTAGAGCTGTGTTATAGACAGCCTTTGTCAGTTTAGCCAGTGCGCCAATGCCCAAGATTGTGCCAGTAGTGACAAAGCCTGTTTCATCTGGGCTTCTTACCCCGATGTTAAAGTCTGATACTTCTCCACCAAATACAGTGACATAAGTACCGCTGGAGTTCTTGAGTTCTAGAAGGATTGACTCTGTAACATTTATCGTAAATGGTGTGTTGTCTGTATTGACTATTTGGACTTGACAATAACCAGCAGTCGGCTGGCGGTCTATGTCTAAGCGACCAGATGCAAAGGAGACAGAGGTAACAGTCGTATAGACATCATCACCTACTGTTATGCGCCATTCTGGAAGCCATGTCATGCTACAACCAGACTACGCAATGTGCCACGCTGGGCTGCATCTGTAAGCACTTGGTCGATAGCCTCAGCAATAGCATTTGGATCACCAATGCCAGTGTTCACAATAATTGTGTTACCTGTAGCATTTGGTGAAGTGCCACCTGAAGTCATGCCCATCATGGCTGGATTGAATGCATTGTAATTGCCACCCATGTCTATCCTGCCACCTGAAGCATATATGCTTGGCATAGAAACACTAGGGCTACCTAAAGAGCCACCGCCAGCTGCTCCGCCACTGCCACCGATAATCTTTAACTTAGCAATAGCTTCATCAAGATTCTTGAGATTAATTAAATCCTTTGGAAGTATTGCCTTTAGGATGTCATCGATCTCAGTAAGTTTAACCTTTTGGCTATTAAGCGCACCAAGAACTTGCAAGTCTGCGTTGAGTTTATTGGTTGCAGCAGTAATGGCTGCAACATCCTTTGAGGCGATCGCTTCATCCAGAGCAAGGATAGATTGCTTAACTTCTAGGCGAGCAAGATCGTTAGTAATCTGTAGCAATTGAGACTGGCTAGTTACCTTGCCTAGTTGCTCAGCCGCACTTTTCTCAGCTGCAGCTAGTTGGATCTTCTCAATGTCAAAGACATTAGAACCCTTGTTAAGAGCAAGGGTAGCCTTGTCAATAGCGTATTTTAATTGCTTGGCTTTAAGTTGCTTTGATTCCTCGGCTGTAAGGACTTTAGAGTTTTTAATTAGTTTGGCTGATGTTCCAAAGCCTTTGTCAAATCCTGTAGCACCTGAAGCAGCACCAAAGTTAGTTCTAGCAGCCAACGCTTCTTCTTGTATTCTTGCTACTTCGCCCAACGCCTGTGCCACACCTCGGGCATTGGCTGCAAAGTCAAATAACTTCTCAAGAATTGGTGAGTTTTGTTTTAGTTTTGCAATTAAGATACCTACGCCTGATATTGCATCTGCGGTCTTTTGAGCGAAACTTTCCATGTTTACAGCAAGATCCTCAACACCATTTTCGCCACCTAGTGCTTGAAGTGCATCTATTAAGCCTTCGCCAATAATCTCTTTAGCATTATTTGAGGCAACGGCTAACTTGTCCATTGAGCCTTGCAAAGAATTAGCAGACTCGGTTGCAGATCCTGCAAAGGTAGTGGCTAACTGATCGGTGATTTGCTTAAAAGATTTAGCCTTGAGATCAGCCTTAGAGATGCCTACGCCTAACTTGCTCAGTGCTGTATTGCTACCTAGAAACGCCTTTGATAGCGCACCTGTTACAGAGCCTAAATCGCGACCTGTGGACGCACTAATATCTAAAGCGATCTGTAATAGTCTTTGAGATTCGGCTGAGTCCTGTGTGGCAACCGCTAAGGTCTGATAGGCAGGGCGCAGTTCATCATCAAGGACGCCGAACTCTCTTTGTAACTTTTGGATGTAAGCCTCTGAAGAAGCAACATCTCTACCTAAGCCAACGTTTCTAAGAGCTAGCGCTAGTTGCTTTTGAGCCTTCTCATCTTGGGCTGCTGCCTGAATTGAAGCCTTGCCGTAAGCCAATACTTTTTGCGTGCTGTAAAGCCCAATAAATGCTTTACCAAGTCTGCCAGCGGTTTTGCTAAGTTTGTCTGTTGCAGTCTCAGCCTTCTTAAATGCTCCAGCCCCAGTAAATTCGGCGGCAATGTCAATCTTTACATCTGCTGCCATTTATAGCACCTTTGTCCTTGCTTCGAATTTTTTTCTGGATTCTTCAATAGCCTTAATAACCGCTGCTGTAGTTTTCCCACCATCTTCTTTCCAAGCGCGAAAGATTGCTCGACCTTTCATCTTTTGAGAAGCGCGACCTGCTTGTCCTTCTGCGCGAACATAAGCATTAACGATTTGCCCATATTGGTTTAAGGCTTCAATAAATTGCATTCCAGCATTAGGGTTAGCACTCTTGCCATAATTTTTGCCTGTACTAGTTGTGTATCGCTCGCCTGTGCTAGGAATAAAAACATCGCGCATTTTTGCTTGTGGTCTGCCCTGTGGATTTTTCCGACCAGCAGTCTCATAAATAGCACCAGCTGCGTTAGCATTTACAATGCGAGCCAAAGAACGCCAGCCTTTTCTATTTGGCTTTGAGGGTGTTGTCTTGTAGCCAATGCCACCCTTAGCTGCTGAAGATGACCAAGCGCGGTTAGCCCATGCACCATTGCTTGAAGAATTAGCCCATCCGCTAAGAGGGGCAGTTGAAGGAATAAAACCACGAGCCTTGCTAGTAATAGGCTTCAAGATTTTGCCTAGTTCTTTTTGAGTTTCTTTAGCAAGATCGGGAGTAAATTTACGCAAAGCCTTGCGGAGATTAACGGCGCCCTTTACGCTTACTGGCATCGTCTACCTCCTTTGCTTCATCCTTGAGACCCTGCATAAGTGCATCTAGCATGGTCTTATCTAGTTCTAACAGTTGCTGTGGCGCGATCCCCAACCTAATGCTTAGCCTAGCAATAAGGTAGGTGAATGGTTGATCGCGCTTTATGCTAAAGGGTCGGAGTCTAATACCTCAACACTTTTGAGTGTCTCGATAAACTCCATCCCGAAAGGCTTGACAGTTTCACCTGATCTGCGAATAACTTCGTGAGCCAAAAGGTAGACGTGGCTTTGTTTTTCTTCATCGCGAAAGGCTTTATGGAAACCCATTTTAGTCTGTTGTTCAAAGAAATATTCCACTGCTGGCGTGATTTCTCCTTCAACAATACTTCCATCTACTTTAACGATCTTTAACTTTGCCATGTCTATGCCCCTTTGTTAGTTGTTTAGAATGTGCCTGTAGTGGCTACTGCAACTGTTGAGTTAGCAGTGAATGTGATTGACTGTGTGCCGATATCGCCAACAGCACCATTGATGTCTGTTGTATTATTGACTAGCAATGAAACTGTGTACAGAGGGTTAGTAGCAGATACTGCTGTTCCCTTTGTCTGTAGGAATACAGCTGTAACTGTTGTTCCCCATGCAGCTTGTAGTGTTGCCAATACGTTTGCAGATGCTGTGTCGTTAAGGAAGTCGATTGTCACTGTAGATGACTCAAGACCCTTGACAAACTTGTGTGAAGTGTCACCCATTGCAGTAACTTCGAGTTCATCAAATACGCGGTTGATTGTTACAGATGTTACATGGTCAGAAAGATCAACAGAGTTAATCTTCACGCCGACCAAGTTATTTAGAAATACAGCCATGAGATTATTCCTCGTCTTTCTTAGTAGTTGCTGGCTTTGGTGCTGCTGGTGCTACCTGCCCGATTTTGATCAGGAAGGCTTCGTTTTCTTTTTCCCACTCGGACATATTAACTCCAACTCGTTAGGATAGATACTGACATCTCGCAGCTGAGCAGATCGCCTGATGCAGCATTGAGAACGCTTGGTGCGCTTATTGCGCCTACATTATAGGTCAAGGCAGATGCATTTAACTTAGTGAACACGCCAACTACTGCATCTTCTATTCCATTGAGGTTGCCTTCATTATCAAACAAAGGCACTGTAATAATAATTTTAAAGTTAGCCATCGGGCTTATGGTGATGTGCTGGTTATTGTTAGGTGTTAGATAAGGATCATCTGGAGACACGATTACAGAATTAGCCAAAACAACAGATGGCGGGAATGCAAAAGTCTGATACTTAGTGTTATCTACTAGAGCAGTGGCTAAAGTAGTGCGAAGTGTTGTTATGGCTGGTGCTGGCATTAGCCCACCATTGAACGCGGATCTAGTGCGTGTGCGATCAATCCTCGCACCTTAGCGAGAAGCTGTGCGCTCATCCGGTAAGGGCTTGGCTGGAAATCGACAGCGTTACTGCCTGAAAGGGTGGCTGTACGCGCTTGCCAGATCTCAACAGATATCATCAAAGCTGCTTGCTGGACTGCTGTGTCGGTTGTCCAGTCTGTGTAAGTCTCGGCTGTTACTGTACCAAATGGCTCAATAGGATGCTTAGGCTGTGCAACTGTGTGAGTCGTAGGCACTGAGATTGAATAAGCACCGACACTAGCAATAGTTTTAGATCCATTGTATTTAGTGCCTGAATTAGAGATAGTTACAGTCTGTCCGACATAGAAGATATCTGTGACAGGAATGTCAAAGTAAAGAGTGCCTTCGCTTACGATGTTGCTGTGCGCTACTGCAAACCATTTAGGAGCCCAGAGCATTGGAAGTAGGACTGCATCAGATGCATCACATACTTCCTGAAGGACGGCATCTGTATACAAAGTACCCACTCCGAGGGTTGTACGGAGTTCTGAGACTGTTGTAAGTGCCATGATGTCCTTTCTAAAGACTCTAGGGGATCGGAGGGCTACCGACCCCCTAGAGCGACTTAAGTGTGGCTTACGCCTTGTTGTTCTTGAATGCGCCTGCGCCGACCTTAGTAGCGATTGCTCCAAAGCCGTAGTAGCCGATTGTTACCTGTCCTGCTGCTGTTGATTCAGCGCGTAGGCGGTATGTTGGTGACTCGTACCATGTGTATGCATCTGGGTTCACGATAAGGATTGTGCCATCGCCATCGCCAGCGTTTGTTGGATCAACGTATAGGTTGAGTCCTGCAACGTTACCTGTTAGGGATGTTGGTGCAACTTGACCGCCTGCGTTCATTGGCTGTGATGCTGTGTAGATTGGACGTCCTGAATCGTTTA